CATGCAGATGATGCCAGCGTTCATAGATTACCTTGAAGAGTTCTATGGCGCTGGTGGCATCTATGACATGGGCGCCACTCGCGCCCAGTTATATGACGCAACCATCTATTACCTGTCTGACACTGAGCATCCGTTCGAAGGTGATTCCTTCGACAGAGAGCAAGTCAGGGCGATTCTGGAAAGTCGCTATGGCTTGTCCGAAATCGTCATCCCCGACCCATATCCGGTGCCGGAGAGTCATGGGGTGTTCACACTGAAGCTAGTCAAGGAAGGGGAGGACGCCCAATGAACGACATGAGCATGAGAGACTTGGGTGACAATGCCTTCGAACGTGAGGCTGACACGCACATCTGGCTGTGGCGGGCAGAATCGCCCGACCACGCCCAGGAAATCCGTGACCACATCGATGAGGAGATGCCGGTCAACGCCGACAGCATCTTCGACCTCTATTCAGAGGTGGCGCTGTCGGAGACGTCTGGGATGCTGATGCTTCGGTATGACGCTGACCTGATGACTGAGGATGACGTGCTGGCTGCCGAACAGTGGCTTCGCGACTTTCCGTCAAATGACGTGGAGTACGTGCCGTGTCAGATGCTCAAAGGCATCTTCCGCGTTCGTAGTGACGAGGACGACAGCGAGAAAAAGGCCACCTATCACTAGGTGGACCAGTCTGAATCCTGTTTTTCCCCCAATGGTGAAGACTGCCATAGTCGAGAATGGTGAAGACTGCCATAGCTATGACTGTGCAACCTTTGCAACATTGGGGGATCACCCCTTGAATGTGGGTGGCAGCCTGATAGGTTGTGACCACAGAAAGCGAGAGCCGATTGACCGATTTTGAACACACACAAGAAGACTTCGAACTAGAAGCGGAACGTGCGGCTGCCGGACGCACAAAAGGCTATGAACGCAGCGTGAAGCAGCGTGAACGCCTAGAAGTATCGGCAACGACAGCAGTGCAGCCTCTCATTGCTGAAGCCATCCCACTGGTTGCCCAGAAGCTGGATGAAATGATTCAAGCAGAGGCGAGCAAGCCAAGTGGTGACAAACGCGAGTGGTTCACCACCCTTGAGCCTCTAGACACCGACCTCCTGGCTGTGATTGCCCTGCGTACATGTATGGATGGCACAGCGCAGCAATGGTCCATTCAGCACCTTGAAGTGCAGATAGGTAGGGTCGTTGAGGCCAACATCTTTGGGCAGATGGCCCGTGAACTTTACGCCACCTACCACCCAAGGGGAGGCAAGGCGTTCGACAGGATTCACAAGCAGGCGAAAGAAAAGTCTGCTGATTTCAAGCGGCGCCTTTCATACGTCAAGCACCAGATTGGTAAAGCCGACATCATAGTTGGCCATGAAGACTGGAGTGATGAATTTGCGAAGGTGGTTGGAACACCACTTGTCAGCGCAGTGTATGCGTCCTGCGACCTTTTCGATGACTACACCAGTTGGCGTGGCAAGAAACTCACTTCGTCAATCGACAAGATAGGTTTCACACCGGAAATCAAGAACCTCATCGATGACAACAATCTCCGTCTCGATTTGCTGGCACCAGCTTTTCGGCCCATGGTCGTCCTTCCAAACGACTGGGGTTACAAACAGAACACCTTCGGTCCATACGAAGATTTCGACACTGCTGTGCGCTGCCCGTTGGTGAAAAATGCCAAACGCGCGCAAAAGAAGCGCATAGGCAAGGCAATGCGTGACGGCTCCATGCAAGAGTGTCTGGACGCCATCAATACGTTGCAGCGTGTTCCGTATCGCATCAACGAATACACACTTGATGCTTTGAAATGGGTGCGAGGCGACCTGATGGATGAACCTCTGCGGAGCAGCAAGTTCCCGCCACTGACACCAATCGATGTCCCAGAACAGACTGAAGAAAACAAATCAGGCAAGGAAGCGCAGAAACGCTGGCGCAAGGTGATGCGTCAAAAGCTGGTTGAGGCATCCCACATCCAGCTTGAAACCGACCTACAGGAGGCAGACAGCCTCGTTGGCCGTCCTTTCTGGCTCCCGCACAACCTTGATACCCGTGGTCGTGTCTATCACGTGCCAGCTTTTGGTCACCATCGAGGCGACCATGTGCGTGGCCTATTCCTGTTCGCTAACCCCAAGCCGATCACCAGTGCGAATCTGCGTATGCTTTACTATCAGGTGGCCACAACTTGGGGTGGTACATACAGCGACACCGACAGTCGCAAAGTCGATAAGCTACGGATAGACGAGAGAATCCAGTGGGCAATCGACAATCTTGATAAGCTGCTTTTGGCTGGTAAGGATTTTGTCGCTGGATTTGACCACTGGTCGCAGGCAGGCGAACCGTTTCAGCATCTGGCAGCTTGCAGGGAACTGTACATGCTGCAAGAGCATGGCTTTGGCTATCTCTCCGGTCTGCCTATCGGATTTGACGGTGCAAATTCTGGACTACAGCACCTCTCCATGGCGTCCAAATGGCGCAGGGATGGGTTCAAAGTCAACCTGTGCAAGGAACACAGCGATGCCGAATGGCCTGAGGCACTCCAAGACTGCTATCAGTTCATCGCTGATTACAGTTCAGAGACAGCAAGCAAAATGGTCTCTGGAGAATGTGACGAGGTTGACGGACGTGAGGTTGAGGCCAAGCACCGCAGACATGCAGCGGAATGGCTTTCTTATGGTGACGGCATCACCCGTAAGGTGACGAAGCGCAACACCATGACATGGTCATATTCAGTCAGCTTGATTGGCATGTCAGACCAAATCCGTGAGGAAATCATGGATGATATCACTGCACATGCCGATGACACTGACACTCCGCATCCTTTTGGCGAGGATGCTGGCTTTGAGGCCAGTTTCACGATGGCAAGCATCAATAAGGACAGCATTGAGGCCGTCATTGAGTCCGGTGCGACAGGCATGAAGTTCCTGCGCCACCTTGCTGATATCATGGCCGCTGACGGCAAGCACATGGAGTGGACTTCGCAACTGGGTTTCCCAGCGGCGCAGTATTACCCCAAGCATAAGCGTAAGCGGATCAAAGCGTTCTGCTTTGACCGTGAGAATGGTGTCATGCGTCAGCGGCGCCGTTCCGTTGAGGTGGAGCAACCAGGGATTAACCTGTCAGAGAGCCAAGACGGCATTGCTCCAAACTGGGTTCACCACCTAGACAGCACCCACCTGATGATGACAGTCAACAAGGCGAAAGAATATGACGTGACGAACCTGATGGTCGTCCACGACTCATTTTCCACTGACGTTGCGTCTGCTCAGGTAATGCTGGATTGCATCCGTGCCACTATGGTCGAGATGTACGAAGAGGAGTGTCACTACACGGCTTTGCTGGATGACTGCAAGGCACGACACTCAGACCCTGACATGCTTGGGCCACAAGCAGAGTTGGAGTCAATCGACCTCGAAATCGCTTCGGAGACGGACGAAGAGGCGCTAGAGGAACTGGCCAAACTCAGAGAGGCAATCCTTCTGCGTTTCTGGCCTGAGATCCCGCCGAAAGGCGAGGGCGACAACGCACTAGACGTGCGTGAGGTGCTGGAAAGCGATGGCGCTTTCGCCTGACCCAGAAAATCAATCTGGGACCACCTATGGAACCCCCACCATTCCGGTGAAATCGGGGTCATAGGTTTCATTACATCAGGAGCAACATGCACCCAAGAAATCGACTTCTTGGGGCAGCGGAGCTGTGCCTTCAGCACGACAAAGCTGTCCCACTAGACACGTTGGCGTATGCCGACAGCACCGGCTTGCTACTCACAGCATTTGGCGAGCCATCACCCAATCACATCAATTACCATGAAGGAGAAATCAAACATGGCTACACAGAAGCAAACATTCACGACCTCTAAAGGCGTGGCAGTCTACCCACATCTCAACAAACCAGACTTCGCTTTCAACAGCGATGGTGTCTACAGCACCAAAATCCGCATCAAACCATCTGATGCTGCTGATTTGGTTGAGGCCGTAAAGAAGGCGGCAAATGATGAATTTGGCAAAGCAGCGAATACCGCAAGGATGCCATATTCAACTGACCAAGAGACGGGTGAACTCGTTTTCCTCGCGAAAAGCAAGTTCAGGCCCAAGAAGATAGATTCAACCGGCCATCTCATCCCTGAGAGTTCAGAACCCCAAATCTACGGTGGCTCTGTCATCAAACTCGCAGGAACCGTCTTTCCATACACAGCCGGTGGCAACAAGGGCGTGAGTCTTCAGCTCGCCGCCGTTCAGATTGTATCGCTGGCCGACCCTGTAGGTTCGTCCTTTGCCTTTGAGGCTGAAGAGGACGGGTATGTCGCCAACAACGACAACCAGGAACCGGCACAGAACGACAATGGTGGAGGCGAGACACCGCAGGAGGCTTACAATTTCTAAGGCGATGAGCCGCGGAATCAAGTATGGCTATCGTTCGGGTCTGGAAGTGTCATTGTCACGACAGATCGAAGAAGCTGGCCTCGCCGTCAGCTACGAAGAGGACAAAATCCACTACGTAGTACCCGAACGCAACGCCACCTACACACCGGATTTCAGAATCAATCGCCCCGATGGAACCTCGTTTTTCATCGAGGGCAAGGGGATTTGGGACGTCCAGTCACGTCACAAGCATCTGCTCATCAAAGAGCAGTTCCCCGACATCGATATCCGGTTCGTTTTCAGCAATCAGAACGCCCGCCTCTACAAGGGCAGCCCCACCACATACGCCCAATTCTGTGAAAAGCACGGTTTCCAATATGCGAACCGTGTGATTCCAGATGAATGGCTCAATGAAGGCAAATAGCCGACTGGAAAGGAAGAGCATCCATGCAGTTGACCCAAGACAATTCTGAGTTCCTCCGACATGAACCCTGCCCAAATTGCGGTTCATCGGATGCGCTGGCCGTCTATGGCGACCAGCACACGGAAGACGTCCATCACTCATGGTGCTTTTCCTGCCAGACATACACGAAAGGAGAGCAGTTGGACGGATACACACGACCACAACTATCAAAAGAGGTTCTTTCCGGTCTGTTGACTGGTGAGTTCAACGAAATCAAATCGCGTGGCCTGACAGAGGAAACATGCCGCAAATTTGGCTACCTCACCACGCAATACAATGGCGAGCCTGTCCAAGCAGCGACCTATCGTGATGCCAGCGGCAACATGGTGGCGCAGAAGCTGCGAACACGGGACAAGCGTTTCACCATGCTCGGAGATGCGAAAGCCGCAACCTTGTATGGAAGCCACCTTTGGAAGAACGGCAAGAAGCTGGTCATCACAGAAGGTGAAATTGACGCCATGACTGTATCACAGGTGCAGGGTCACAAGTGGGCCACTGTATCGTTGGTGCAAGGCGCAGCGTCTGCCGTGAAGGCAATCAAGGCCAACTGGGATTACGTCAACAGGTTCGATGAAGTCATTCTGATGTTTGACATGGACGCTGCGGGCCAGAAGGCGGCGCAGGAAGCTGCCGCAACCTTACCAGTCGGAAAGGCCAAGATTGCCTATCTGCCATGCAAGGACGCAAACCAATGCCTGCTTGAAGGCAAAACTGAGGAAATCATCTCAGCCATCTTTCAGGCGCGTGAACACCGCCCAGACGGCATCGTGGTTGCAACCGACTATCGTGACGTCATAGGTGAAGATGACAGCGCATCTGCTGTCACGTTCCCGTATTCCATATTGAACGACATTCTGATGGGGCTTCGGCCTCAGGAGATTCTGACTGTGGCTGCGGGCAGCGGCACGGGCAAGACAACCTTCGTCAAGGAAATCGCCTACCACCTCCATCAACAGGGGGAACAGGTTGGTCTGATCATGCTTGAGGAAAGCAACAAGCGCACATTGCTTGGTCTGACTGGCATCCACATGAACAAGAACCTGACTGTGGATCGCAGTGAGGTGACCGATGAGGAGATCGTTGAAGCATTTGATGATCTGTTCGGTGATGGTCGGAATCCCGTGTATCTGTATGACCACTGGGGCAGCTCTGACGTTGACCTGATATGCCAGCGCATAACGTACATGGCGAAAGCCCTGTCAATTCGCTGGGTCGTTCTTGACCACATCTCTATCCTTTGCACCCAAATGGGTGGCAATAGTGGCTTCGGCTCTGAACGTATTCTGATTGATTACGCGATGACGAAGCTGCGGACGATGGTGCAGGAATTAGGCATTGGCCTCATCCTGGTCAGCCACGTGAAGCGGCCTGACGGTAACTCAGGTCACGAAAGCGGTGGTCAGCCTGTGCGCTTGAACCACCTTCGAGGCTCTAGCAGCCTTGGTCAGCTATCGGATGGGGTTATCGCCCTCAATGTCGATCCTGACGAGCCGGACTCCGATATCCGGCACCTCCACATTCTCAAGAACCGATACACCGGAGCCACGGGCTTCAGCGGCACCTTGAGATATGACCGAAACACAGGGCGCCTCATAGAAGAGGAACTGTCCCACTTACTTGAACAAGAAGAGGAAGAGCAACATGACGCAGCAAGCAGCGAATGACAACGAAGCCAAGTGGCAGGAGTTCCATGACGAGAACCCAGCCATCTACGACCTGATCAAACACTTCGCGATGATCGCCATCAAGTCAGGTCGGACTCATTACGGCATGAAATCTGTGATCGAACGTGTGCGCTGGCACACAACAGTCGAGACAGATGGTGTTCCGTACAAGATCAACAACAATCACGCGCCTTTCTACACACGGCTGTTCGAACAAGAGCATCCTGAGCATGAAGGGTTCTTTCGCACACGCACTCAAAAAGGGGAGGCTGCATGAGGACGATGCTTGGAATAGAAGATGAATTTGACGATGAGCTGTTCGGCATACCGGACAAAAGCATGGATGACTATCAGGAAGAGGCGAGTCAATTCGCCATGTATGATGGTTCCCTCTACCCACTGCTGGGCTTGCTAGGAGAAGGAGGCGAGGCAGCCAACAAGCTCCAGAAGCTCATGCGTGACAGGGATATGCCCGCCGGTCACACCTTTGAGCAGTTCGATGACTACCTGACCGAAGAAGAACGCACCGACCTCGCTTATGAGTGCGGTGACATTCTCTGGTTCCTGTCTCAGTTCATCGATGAGCTGGGCTTCAGCCTGTCTGAAGTAGCAATCATGAACATTGAGAAACTGAAAGACCGTAGCAGGCGTGGGAAGCTACAGGGCAGCGGCGACAACCGCTGATGCGCTACGTTTGGGACTTGGAAAGCAATGGCTTTCTTGAGGATCTCACGAAAATCCACTGTATCGCGATGATGAACGCCGATGATCCAAGCCAGACTTGGGTCTTCGGCCCCGATGAAATCAAGCAAGGCATGAAGATGCTTGCCGAAGCTGATGAAATCATCGGCCACAACATCGTCTGTCACGACATTCCGGCACTGATGAAAGTCTACCCAAGGTTTCGCCTCGATGGGGTCAAGGTCACGGACACGCTTGTCCTGTCCCGCCTCATCAAGGCTGACCTGATTACCGAAGACTCTCAGCGCAACATGTCGTTCAAAGATTTCCCACGCAAATATCATGGCTCCCACGGCCTGAAAGCATGGGGATATCGACTAGGCAAGCTGAAGGGCGACTTTGGTGAGCAGACAGACTGGTCCGAATGGACACAGGGGATGCAAGACTATTGCGAAAATGACGTGGTCGTGAACCACGCAGTCTGGGAGGTTCTCGCTGCCGAAGACTTTTCGCAGCGAGCCATAGACTTTGAACACAAGATGGCTGAGATATGCCATCGCATCGGTAATGCCGGTTGGCATTTCGATGTGGAAAAGGCGGGGCTTCTTTATGCCCAGCTTGCTGGTGAGAAGGCACAGCTTGAGGCTGAACTCAAGGAGCTGTTCCCACCTTGGACGAAGGAAGAAATCTTCATCCCGAAGCGCAGCAATAAGACGCTGGGCTATGTGGCGAATGAACCTTTCATCAAGCGTAAGGAAATCAGCTTCAACCCCAACAGCAGAAAGCACATTCATCGGTGTCTGGTCGAAAAGTACGATTGGAAGCCGAAGGTGTTCACCACATCAGGTGATGCCAAGATTGACGAAGCTGTTCTGAGCCGCCTGCCGTTTCCTGAAGCGCAGAAACTGGCGAGATCATTCTTGTTACAGAAGCGCATCGGCATGTTGGCTGAAGGCAAGAACGCATGGCTGAGGCTTGCAGATGGCAAGACACTCAGACATGTCATCAACCCCAACGGCGCTGTCACAGGTCGGGCCAGCCATTTCAACTTCAATACAGCGCAAGTGCCATCGGTGCGGGCGCCATACGGCAAAGAGTGCCGTGAGTTGTTTGGTGTTCCTCCTGGGTACAAGCTAGTGGGTTCTGATTTGGCTGGGATTGAGCTGAGGTGCTTGGCAAACGTACTCCAAGACGGAGGAAAGTACGCCGACATCATCCTCAACGGCGACATCCACTCAGCAAATCAGGAAGCGATGCAGCTTGCCACCCGTGATATGGCCAAGACGGCCATCTATTGCATGATTTATGGTGGAGGTGACGCTCGACTGGGTGAGGTTGTGGGCAAGGGTGCCAAAGAAGGCCGCACCTTGCGCGACAACTTCATCAAAGCAAACCCAGCGTTCAAGGATCTTACCCGTCAACTTGAACAGGTTGTGAAGCAGCGGGGCCACCTAATTGGCCTCGATGGTCGCAAGCTGGTGGTCAGAGGTCACGCAATTCTCAATGTCCTGCTTCAGTCAGCCGCCGCGCTGGTGGCGAAGAAGTGGGTCGAACTCATAGACAACGAAATTGCCTCTCAAGGCATCGATGCGGAAATCATCGCATGGGTGCATGACGAGGTGCAGATCAAAGTGAAGGAAGGAGACCAAGAAAATGTCGGTAGAATCACTGGACAAATGGCGAAGAAAGCGGGGGAACACTTCGGGTTCCAAATCCCAATCGAGTCCGAATACCAAGTCGGACAAACGTGGGCAGACACTCACTGATGAGGAAAGAGAGGAGCTGGCAGACAAAGAAAGAATCCTTGCGTCTGTCGCTGCTGTCCTCACGCAAGCGCGACTATCCCCGTTCACGACCAAAAGCGAATTTGCACGCAAAGCTGCCACTGAGGTGGCTTTGTGCGCGAGTGATGGTCTGATCACCACGCGCGTGGATGACAATCGTGTATCCAATGTCTGGATTATCACCAGAGATGGTCTTGAACTACTGGAGGAGCTGCTAGAGGCTCTGGAGTACCAAATAGATGCTCCTGATTGATACCGACATCGTCCTCTTCAAAGCTGCCACTACGGCAGAGGTGGAGGTGGATTGGGGGTCGGATGTCTTTAGTCTGTGGAGTGATCTCAGAGACGCCAAGGCGAGCTTTGAGACTCAGCTCACCCACATCAAGGACAAGACAGGGCAGGACGATTGTATCTTCTGCCTGTCCGACCCAGACAGCAATTTTCGCAAGCTGGTTGACCCCTCATACAAAAGCAACAGGCGCAAAACACGCAAGCCCGTTGGATACAAGGCACTGGTGCAGTGGGTGAAGGATACGTTCCCCACCTTCAGCAAGCCATCGCTGGAAGCTGACGACTGCATGGCGCTGCTCGCAACGAAGGATGGCAACCAAGGCAAGTGCATCATCGTAAGCGATGACAAAGACATGCTTTCAGTGCCTTCCGAGCTGTACCGCCCAACCAAAGACGAACGGCTGACAGTGACTGAACAGGAGGCAGACAAATTCTTCCTGATGCAGACGCTGATTGGTGATCCAGTCGATGGCTACAAGGGCGTACCAGGGATCGGCCCCAAGAAGGCTGAAGCCTTGCTGGGCATCAGACCAGCTTGGTCAGCGGTGGAACAGGCGTTCCTCAAGGCTGGCCTGACGAAACAAGACGCAATCACACAAGCCCGCTTGGCCCGCATACTGCGCTGGTCAGACTGGGATGATGAGAAAGGAGAAGTGAAACTTTGGACACCGGACACATAGGACACGAAGAATACATGAGGAGAATGGCTGCTGGCCCCCAGCCTGACATGGTGAACAGCCCACCACACTACAATCAGGGCGCCGTTGAGTGCATTGATGCAATCGAAAGTGCTCTTGGCCCCGATGGCTTTCGCGCTTACTGCCGTGGATCAGCAATGAAGTATCTGTGGCGTTGCGAGCTGAAGCACAAAGACAACCGTGACGATTGGCTGAAAGCCCGTTGGTATCTCAATCGTCTGATTGACGATGGAGACCCCGATGCTGCGCCACGTTGACCTGTGCAGCGGCATCGGAGGTTTCTCCTTAGGATTTGAATGGGCTGGGTTATCTCAGCCCGTTTTGTTTTGCGACACCGAACAATGGTGCCGGCAAGTTCTGAAAAAGCATTGGCCAGACGTGCCAATAGAAAAAGACGTGAAGGAACTCGCGAATGACCCAACCAGAATCCCCGACTGTGACATCATCACAGCCGGATACCCATGCCAGCCGTTCAGCCAAGCTGGGCAGCGCAAAGGCGAAGCAGATGACCGGCACATCTGGCCGTACATCCGCGAAATTGTTTGCACTCAAAAGACCCCTTTGGTGCGTTTTCGAAAATGTTCATGGCCACATCGCATTGGGTCTCGACAAGGTGCTGGCTGACTTGGAAGCCGAAGGCTACGCCTCAAGGGCGTTTGTTCTTCCAGCTTGCGGTGTCGATGCCAACCACAGACGAGACAGAGTGTTCATCATCGCCGCCATTGTGGGCGACCCCGATTGCAGCGAACAGCAAAGGAACCTCCAGACCGCCATCCAAAGGTGGTGGGAGCAGAGACTTGAGGCAGGACGTGAGGCTGTGGCCGACCCCACTGGCACAGGAGGCGAAACACGCCGAACTGACCGAATGGGAGATGAAGACAGATCATCTGGCGACAAAGTACAGCCTGAGAGTCCAAGCAGCGAAATCAATGTGGCCGACACCGACCAGCAGAGACCACAAGGGTGGCTACCAGGGAGGTCGGATCAGGAACGGCAAAGTGTCGATGGATACGCTGGACGTAGCCGTCCAATACACCAGCAACCCAGAGAAGACTGGTGGGTCACTGAACCCGCAGTGGGTCGAGTGGCTCATGGGATACCCAAGCGGGTGGACAGACTTAGAGGCTTAGGAAACGCAATCGTTCCACAGATAGCGATGCGTATCGGCCTGACAATCAAGCAAACCATAGAAAATGAATTGGAGACCAAATGAACGGAAACAAACACAATCAACACTACGGGCCGTCTCTGCCTTTATCCGAAGAGATCGACGCCCAGAAGTACCGCCAGACGGGTGAGGATTTCTACTCAAAGGTGGTTCGGATAGCAGACACGCTGAAGGATACCCCAGAACACTTTGAGGATTTCAAGGACGCACTCCGCAATATGCGGTTCTTACCCGCAGGACGGGTGCAGAACGCGATGGGAGCAGCTCGTCAGACGACAGCTTTCAACTGCTTCGTCAGCGGAAAAATACTTGATTCGATGGAAAGCATTATGGAGAAGGCAACAGAAGCTGCCGAAACCATGCGCCGCGGCGGTGGAATCGGCTATGACTTCAGCGGCCTACGGCCAAGAGGCGACAGAATCAAAAGCCTCGACAGCCTTTCCAGCGGCCCCGTCAGCTTCATGGGCATCTTTGACTCAGTATGTCAGACGATTGCCAGCTCAGGTCACCGAAGGGGCGCCCAAATGGGTGTCCTTCGTATTGACCACCCCGATATTGAGCAATTCATCACAGCGAAACACAACAGCGACAAGCTCACTGGTTTCAACGTCAGTGTGGGTGTGACCGATGAGTTCATGCGGCATCTGGAATCGAAGGAACCTTTTTCTCTGCGGTATGACGGCAAAGTCTACAAGGAAGTAGATCCTGTCGCCTTGTGGGACATGATCATGCGAAGCACGTGGGATTGGGCAGAGCCAGGGGTACTGTTCATCGATACTATCAATCGAATGAACAATCTTTGGTACTGCGAGACCATTGAGGCCACAAACCCCTGTGGTGAGCAGCCTTTGCCGCCTTACGGCGCATGTCTGCTGGGTAGTTTCAATCTGCCGAAGTACGTGGATATGGAACGTCAGGCGTTCAACGAGGATCTGTTCGTTGCTGATATCAGGACGACAGTCCGTGCAATGGACAACGTGATTGACCGCACCATCTACCCACTTCCAGCACAGGAAGAGGAGGCGAAAAACAAGCGCCGGATGGGACTTGGCGTCACAGGCTTGGCTAACGCTGGTGAAATGCTCAATCTGGCGTATGCGAGTCCAGAGTTCATGGATTTTGCAGAGACTGTTCTCAGGATGCTCCGTGATACCACCTACGACACGTCAGCAGACTTGGCGATAGAGAAGGGGCCATTCCCGCTTTTCGACAGTCACAAGTACCCGCAAGGCGAGTTCATCAACAGCCTTCCCACCTCGATCCAAGACAAGATATCGGCCACAGGCATCAGGAACTCACACCTGACATCCATTGCCCCAACCGGCACCATCAGCCTGACAGCAGACAATGTCAGCTCCGGCATCGAACCGCCGTTCAGTCTCTACTATGACAGGACGATCCAGCAGTTCGATGGTCATCAGATCGAACGGGTATCAGATTATGCCTACATGCAGGGCGTCTCTGGACTCACAGCGAATGAGATTACAGAGGAGGAACACCTCAGCGTTCTTGCGCTTGCATCGCAGTTCGTGGACAGCGCCGTCTCCAAGACGTGCAATGTCGGTGACGATGTTTCGTATGACGATTTCAAGAAACTCTACGTCAACGCATGGATGGAGGGATGCAAAGGCATCACAACCTTCAGAGCTGCCGGCAAACGCTACGGCATCCTCAATGAGGTGAAGCCTGCTGAAAATGACAACGAGCCAAAAGCTGAAGCCTGCTTCATCGATCCGATGACTGGGCAGAAGGAGTGCGGATGATGAAAGACAGAATCATCAAATCACTCAAGGCTCACGCCGAAGGCAACGTCCAGTTACATCATGCGAACATCATGGTGTATCTGGCGAACCCCGCTGGCATTGGCGAACACAGCGACATCCTTGAAGCCATACAGAGTGAACTGGACAAAATGGCCGTCCACTCTGACAGGCTTGAGCTGCTCGACTGGATAGAAAATGAAAGTTGACCTCGTTGACTACATGGGAAGCGACCTGACTGTGGTGAATACCGCAAGGGTGTCCTTCAACAAGACCAGCATCGACCTTGATGAAAGAGACGAGAAACTGATCAAGTATCTTGCGGAGCATGGGCATTGGTCACCATTTGCCCACTGCTTCCTTCAGTTTCGCATCAAGGCACCGTTGTTCGTCGCACGGCAGCTCGTCAAGCATCAGGTGGGACTAAGTTGGAATGAGGTATCACGGCGCTATGTCGATGATGATCCTGAGTTCCACAATCCTACCGTTTGGCGTGGTCGTCCCACCAACAGCAAACAAGGCTCAGATGGAGAGATCGAAGACCAGAACACAGCGAAGCTCATTCTGGAACAGACCCACCTTCTGGCCTTCAAGAATTACAAGGCGCTGCTCAAGCAGGGCGTAGCCCCAGAGATGGCCCGTGTAATTCTTCCCCAAACTATGATGACCGAATGGTTCTGGTCAGGCTCGCTTCACGCCTTCGTAAGGGTGTGCAGGCAGCGCCTTGATCCGCACTCACAAGAAGAAACTCAGGTCATTGCGGCTGATATCAACAGCTTCTGCGAAGATAAGTTCCCAGAAAGCTGGAGAGCATTGATGTCAGCCTAACTACAGCCCCACTGGTTTTTGTGTCTCCTCCCAGTGGGGCTTTTTTTTCATCTTGATTCTGTTCTGGTTATGTTCTACTACTGCGGAACGCTCGATGCTTAGTCATGGAACGTCCAAAGCTCATCGCTGCACACAAGGTTGCAACGATCTCAGCGTCCTCCTGGTCGCTTTCGGCATGTCTCAATGCCGCCATATCCAGAACGTCTTTTGTTCACCGAAATTTCATAGAAGTTTCATGGCTTGTGCACCTTTCGCTTTTTGCTGCAAGCCATCATAATGATACCAACACAAGGAGCCGTGAATGAGCTGGGACAACTTTGTCTATTTTAAATTTGGCAAGATGGCCGAACCAAGAAGATTCGTCGATTGGATCTACGCCTACAACGAGGAAGGCGACTACCGGAAGATCAACCGCAACAAGTACCCACGTGCAGATGAAATCTATGACAAAATGGTCGAGCTGATTGGGCATGAGGTGATACTGCGGACAAGCAAGAACACCGGCAACTACGGCAGACCAGCGGAGGAAATCTATTTCTCTGATGTCTATCTGGACAACGGCATCTCAGCCAAATGGCCGGAGTCTGGTGACCCAAAGGTCATTCAGACTATTACAGAGCAGAGCCTTGTGATCGACAGACTGAACAAGTCTCGCGACAACTTGCAGGAAACATCTTCCAAACGCATCGACGACCTCGTCCGAATGGATGAGCTGAATCAACGTGTCGAAAACATGCCCCTTGATGAGTATCAGGAGCTTCTTCGGAACGATCATGATTTTGCCAATGAAATGGCTTGGTACAATCGTATGCAGAACGAACGACTGAGGTCGGACGAACAGAAACGCACCTACAAGGAAGATAAGGAAAGGATAGACCGGAAGCCGCCGCTTGGAACCAGAGGGTTCGCATGGGCGCCGTTCGGCACCTTGGTTGACTTCAACGTGATTGAAGGTAGGGGAGCGGAGTGTAACGCTTTCATCTCTGGCTTCGTTATTGATGACATCCCACTGGATGATGAAGGAACAATCGATCCAGACGATCTGAATGAACACATGCGGCTGCATGGCACACTTGAGTTCGAAGAACCCGCACACCCCCGTTTTCTGAGGTTATTTCGGAAAAAGCTGCCACTCCTCAAAGGCCGTGATTGCTATGTGTTGGCGAATGACGAGGGGAGGTTCGTGGACATTACTATTGACGATGGGACGCTAGACAAGCTCCAGCCTTACACGATGCTCACGGAAATCGAAATGTTTGGACATCTCCAGCAGAAAATCACAAGCCATGATCGTCGAGAGGCCGTCATGGCAAAAGAAGATGCCCAGAAGCAAAGAGCATTGACCAAGGTTGCCCAAGATGAACACAAAAAGGCTTCTATGGTCGCCGATGAATGGGAGCGTTCCTACCAAGAGGCACAGGGTAAGCTGGACAGCTTTCCAGACGAGTTCCAAACCTTGATGGCAGAGGATATTGAACTGCTGGTGAAGAGGTGGGACTACCTTGAGTCGCAAACTCAATGGCCAGTAGTTGTCACAGGAATGGCGATAGCCGCCGAACGGCTTGAGGGTGACTCAGGAAAACTCAAGACAGTCTACCCAAGACACGTGGATTCCACGCTTGCTGTCCGGTGTGGCTTGGACATGACCAACAGACAAAGGCTGCGTCTGAACCCCATTGAGCATGTCTATGATGACCATGGCAATCCGACCAACCGCATCATTTGCACAATCAACGACAGCAAAGATAAGCGAGAGGTTACAGCGGTAGGTTGGCCGAAGCACACAGGTTGGTTCGATTGGAAAGTGGATGCTCAAAAGCGTTTGGAAGGCTGACCCAAAGTTGGAGAGGACACTCAAGAAACTGGGCTACAAACCGGAACAACGGGATCAAAAGCGGCCTCTCTCATACTTCTTGGACCTATACAAACAGGCGGTTCAGAAGATCGAAGATGAAGAGAAACCCAAACAAGGGTAGAAACAAAAATGGTCACCAGATTATCCCGCGAACGGGGATGTCTCTGATGACCCTTTGTTGCTAACACTCAGCTTTTGACCGGTGCAGTCAATTAGAGACATAAGCCTCTTTTGTATGAAATGCAATACAAATGCCATTTCGAACTTTGTTTGCCCTTGTTGAATCTGGGACCACCTTAGGTAACAGAGGGAAGTCCATCCACGTCCAACTCACTCCCAATCAAGGAGAAACCAAAGTTCTCTTGAGTGAGTGTGTCTATCATCGACAGGATGTGGAGCAACTCCTGATTAAACACCACGCAAACCACCACATATCCTATGGCCAGGAAAGCGGCAGCTAACACTGTCAGCCGCAGATTACGCTGCTTTCGGCGGTGTCTTCGGGTTCTATAGGAGGGCGAAAGGCCGTTGGTGAATCGCATGTTGAGGTTGTTGGACATCTCAAAACCTTAACGCACACATCCCGATTTGCATCGAAGAAAATCAGCCTTATCCCAACAAATTTCTGATGATCGCTAATGTCTGCCCATGATCGGCGCTGCCAGTCATGTGATCTTTACTCACATGACCATCGGCATCCAACGATATCAGTGACTTAGCGCGTCTTGCTCATTCGATCTGGTTCCATCTGGCTCGATGTCGGCCCCCAGTGGGTCAAAATCTCATTCAATTTCAAAAAGTGGTTAAAGGTTGGTCTTGTTGTTGTTGTTGTCAGACATCTTCAACGGGAGGCCAACTTTCAAAACCCAAAGGATCTCCCAATGGCCCTCGAATCCCCAGTCAACTTCATCAGCGATTTGGTTGCATCGAATCCTGTGTCCACAGACGGATTGCAACAGGCCGATGATCATCTCCGCAACATCAAGACCGCTGTGAAAGCCACGTTCCCCAACGTAACCGGCGCAATCACATCAACCCAAGCTGAACTAAACAAGCTGGATGGCGCAACAGCATCAACCGCAGAGTTGAACTACGTCACTGGCGTCACCAGCGGTATCCAGACCCAGCTCAACGCCAAGCAAGCTACCATCACAGGTGCAGCGACCACTATTGACGACACCGATCTCACAGCATCTCGCGCCCTTATTTCAGACGGCAGCGGCAAAGTCGCAGTCTCAGCGGTCACCAGCACGGAACTTGGCTATCTGGATGGTGTCACAAGTAACGTGCAGACCCAGATCAATACAGTCACCACTGCCGTGAACAATGTGGCCGGATATCCCCAAGTCATCACGATCAAGACTTCTGGCACATCCTACGCAATACCCAGCGGCGCACAGGCTGTCCTAATTCGTGCAGCGGGTGCTGGTGGTGGCGGTGGAACTCGCGGCCCCGGAAGTGGCAACTCTAATTTGACTGGCTCTAACGGAGGTAACACCACAGTCACCAACTCAACCTTGGGCATTTCCATAGACGCCAAAGGTGGTATCGCTGGCAACGGTGACGGAACTTATAACGGCACATTATCCACTGGAGACAGCGGCGGTGACGTAATCAAAGGTGGTGGCGCAACTGGCGGTGCATCCTCAGGAAACTTCGACATCACAGGCCACGATGGCCGGAACGGCAACATGGTCGTGAAGTATGTGACAGGCTCCAATGTGGGCGGTCAAACACTCGCATTTTCTCTTGGCGCTGGTGGTGCGTCATCAGGAACCAGTGATGGTGAGCAACCAGGCGAGAGCGGCTATGTAGAGATATGGGTGTGGTAGAATGGCAATCATCCCAGTCCGCAACCTTGGCTCCGCAGGGGTCATAACCGACACATCAAGCTACAACATTCCGATCAACGCTTTCTCGACTGCCACCAATGTCAGATTTGATGAAGGGCAAAGTCAGGCGGGCGCCGATCTTCCGCACAGTCAAAGACAGCCTTGGCTTCACCCCGCGTTTGTCTTTCGGAGTGGTGCCAGCCACAGGCTACGACAGCGTGATCATGGTAAGCGACTCATACGCAATCCACGAATACGCCAGCGGTACAGTTTCAAACAGATCCGGTTCCATATCCGGCTCAAGTGACCCCCGTCCTTTTACAGCAACGCAGCTCGCAGACGTGGTCTACATCAACCGCCCTGACAGAGTACCTGTGTTCCGTGGGCCGCAAGGCACCAATTTCGCCGACCTTACGAATTGGCCATCTAACTACCGCGCCACGGCGCTTCGGGCTTATGGCGACTTCCTGATTGCACTGAACACAACCGAAGGCTCTACGGCCTTTCCGAACAGAGTCCGGTTTTCCAACTTGGTGACGGCGAACAATGTTCCCGATTCTTGGGATGAGACAGATACAACCCGCAGCGCAGGCACAAATGACCTCGTTGAAATGCGGACAGGCATTGTCGATGGAGCCACTCTGGGTTCCAACTTCATCATCTATTCCAGCGACAGCATCTTCTTGATGGAGTTCGTTGGTGGAAACTTCCTGTTCAACTTTAGAAAACTATTCACCGATGCTGGCCTGATTTCACAGAATTGTGCAGTTGAGGTGGAAGGAAAGCATTACTGTTTCGGACCCGCAGACATATTTGTCCACGATGGCACAACCAAGCAGTCAATCTGCGATGAGCGGGTCAAGAACCACATCTTCAACAACCTGAACAACAACCGTGCGAATGTATGCTTTGTGCAGCACAACGAGACGCTGAACGAGATTATGTTCTGCTACAACTCAGCAGACCAACAAGTTGCGTTCACAAACTCCGACAGATGCAACCGCGCTGCCGTCTACAACTACCGCAACAATACGTGGTCATTCTACGATCTACCCAACGTCTCAAGCGGCACGACAGCAAACGTGGCGTCAGTCGCAACCTACGCAAACACAAGCCTCACATACAATCTCACAGGTGGGTCATACTTCGACCAGGAAGACAACTTTGACCGCCACACGCTGATGATTGGCGAGGATAACAGCATCGACGGCATTTCCAGTGACAAGCTATATGCTGTTGACCTCAGTGATGAAGGCAAGCTCGCGTTCCAATTAGACACTGAAGCCACCAAAGCACCACTTCTGGAAAGAACCGGATTAGATTTGGACGAGGCAGGATCTGCCGCCACAAACTACGTTGTCGTGACCAGATTGTTCCCACAGGCAGATACGGTCAATTCCAGCGACACCACACTGACCTTTGAGTTTGGGGCATCTGACATCCCTCGGAATACACCGACATTCGAAAGTGCGGTGACCTTCGACATCTCCACAGATCACAAAATCGACAGTCGGGCAGCGGGGCGCTATCTGAGCTATCGCATGAAACTCGCCGCCTCAGATTACAAAGACTTTGAGTTGAGCGGTTTCGATATCAACGTGGTCCCAACAGGGAGCAGATGACATGGCTCTCTCAGATAAAACCAACCAACTGGTGAACAAATACATCCGGCGTCAATACCCCGAACTAGAGGAGGGGCTGCGCCGCTACATCCAAGACGAACTTCAACGCATTGAGCAATCCATCAGCACTCTCGCTGACGCTTCCATCCAAGTGGCCGAAGCACCTCCGAACAATCCCGTGAAGGGAATGGTGCGCTATGCCGTCAGCCCGTGGAACCCTTTGGGTAACGGGTTCAGCGGCCTCGTCTACTTCAATGGCTCCGCATGGGCGGCAGTATAAAGCAAGAGGAAGAACAACATGAGTCGGAGAAATAGCAGGATCACTGATCGGCGGTTATTTCGGGAATAAAGCAGCCAAGCACAGCGCAAACGCCAATCGCTACGCTGTAGAGCAGCAGATGCGGCCCTACAACCTGAAGGAACCCTACTACCAACGTCTATTCGGCAATGCTGAAGGCGCATTGAATGATGCGCTGGCAACAGGAGCCTATGGCGGCTCTACCTATGCCGGAATGGACCCGATGTCACGTGAAGGCTTCAATTACATGGCTGATTTTGGTCGTGGAGCAATGGGTGGTGCGTCTGGTTTCATGAACCAAGGTGCTGGCTTCGGTACAAATTTTGGAAACATCTATGACCGTGCTTCTGGGCCAACCTTAGATAATGCCGTCAATTACGCTACAAGCTCACCGCAGGCGCAGTCTCTCATAGATGCAGCAATGCGTGATAGCCAGCGCCGATTTGATGAGCAAACCATGCCAGGAATCAACACTGCTGCTTCCGGCACGGGAAACACGAACTCATCGAGGGCAGGGGTCCAAGAGGCAATCGCCCAACGTGCATTGGATGACCGCCGTGCTGACGTTGCGTCTGGTGTCTTCAACAACCTGACCAACCAGTATCTGAAGTCAAACACTCAAGACATCTCAAACATGATGCGGGCCAATGAAGGCTTGAAGAACACCTACGGCATCGGATTTGGCATGGGTTCCAACATCGGAAACATGCTCACAAGAGGTGGCAGTGCGTTCCAGACAGACCGGCAAGGTCAGCTTGACGCTGATCGTGATCTGTTCGAACGCCAGCGCGACTTTGCGATGAACCAATATGGTGGGTTCAACAATCTATTGGGTGGTCTACCGGCTGTCGGACAGGTGAGGCCAAACACAGCTAACCCATACACGGCTGCACTCTCAGGAGCCATGATGGGCTTCGGTGCTGGTGGAAACATTGCTGACTTGTTCAAGCAACAGCAGCCACCCACACCAACCATGCCACCAGCGGTTCCACGTGGTGGCAATTTCGGTTTCTACAATGACAATGTGACGTTCTAGATATGGCACTAGGTATTCTCAGCACATCCACGCTGCCGATGCCCATGCTTCTTGACGCTATCCGACACGCAGAGACTGGCCATCTTTCACTCAAAGACGCCAGAAATGCGAGGAGCAAGAAGGGGGCAATCGGCCCCTATCAGTTCCTTGAAAAGAACCTCCACAACATGGGCTACAAAATGCCCGCCAACATCGACCCAGCGTTGGTCCGTGATCCAAATTCTGGCCGTGCATTAGCAGAGCAATATGTCTCTGGCTATTCCGACTATCACGGTTTCACAACGCCGCTGCAAAAGCTGGCGGCTTACAACATGGGGCCAACGGCTGCTGAAAGCTGGCTGGCGTCTGGCGGCAGGATCGAAGACTTGCCCAAAGAAACCCAAGACTACGTCCGAAGAGCAGCGGAGTTTTTGAACAGAACCCAATCACAGGAAACAGAAAAGATGGCGAACACCACATTCATGTCCATGCCAGGAGAAGACGATCCGAACATTGCCATCGATGGAACACAACTAGGACAAGCTGCGAGGCTTCTGGCTCAAATAAGAGCAGAAAACCAAGCGAAACAAGCAACAACGGCTCCAGCCTTGCAGATGGCGATGCCATCTGAGGATGACGCTGCATTGAACATCGACGGCACACAAGTAGGCGACAACTCTTTTGTCTCCGCACTTGGACAGGCAATGGGCAACGCTTTCTCAGGCGGTGCGAACGCACAGCCGCAGAACCAGCCGATGACATACGGCCCGCAACAGGGCGACAATTTCCAAGAGGCAATCCTCGCCCAGCCCATGCAATCTACACCGGCTGTTCAGGCTGCGCCGAAACTCTATCGTGATCAGCTATCGTCTCAGACCAACAAACCAGCAGTCACCCAGAACAGACGTGACATGTCCAACATGAGCATGGTTCCGTCACCCCAAGAGATTGGCATGAACGAAATGCTGATCAGAATGGGAGCTGCCGGCCTTGGCGCAAGCGAGCAGGGCGGTCTCCAAGCATTGCAAGCCATTGGTCAAACCTACGGCGAAATCCAAGATGCCAACCGTTCCACTGGCCTTGCAGCCTACGAAGCACAGATGGATGCAATGGCAAAGGGTGAGACCAGCAAACAAGCCGCAGAAAATGCAGAACGTGTGGGACAAATTGATGAAACACTGTTCGATATGGATCGTGCGCTTGGCTACCTCGAAGACGAAGGCATGAGCCTCACAGGCTTCTTTCGACAGTACGTTTGGAGCAGCTTGGGACAACATCGTTGGCAACCCAGAGGCGTCAGCCCGTCTGTTGCTCAAGAAACTGCGAGTTGACGACACATTGCTGCGTGTAGCCCAGACAAAAGGTGCAATCTCCAACAAAGAGATGGACCTGTTCATGTCACCGGCTCCACAGGATACGCAGGATGAGCAAGTCTGGATCGACTGGATCAAGGCTCGCAAATCTGCACTCCAAGACATCAGGCGCCGTCTATCTACTGGCGAGACTGTCTCAGATAGAGCGTCCTCAGCTCAGGTTGACCAATTCAGCGGCGGCATGGGCAATTCGTTCACGCCTTCGGCTGAACAACAGGACATCCTCACCAAATATAACCTTTAGGAGCATTAAGCATGGCGACAATGCAAGAGCTTGTCGGCGCACTGCAAAAGGCAGACGCAGCCGGAAATACAGCAGATGCCCAAGCCATCGCTCAAATGATAAGGCAAGCCAGACAACAGGAACGCAGCGGGCCAACTGACAGTGCCTTCGGATACAGCGTTGACCGCGCACAACAGATGTTCGGCAAGGGCGTCGAAGTTGTCGGCGACCTTGTTGGATCAGACACAGTGAAGGGCATTGGCTCCGGCATTGTTGCCCAGCAGGAGAAAGACATCCAAGAAGGTGGCTACAAGCCCACCTACACAGGCTCTCTGGCTGACACCTACGAAGATGGTGGCATCAGTGCGGCACTTGGTTGGATTGGCGAAAAGACGGCTGAAAATGCAGCCTCTGGCGGTGCAGCAATCGCTGGCACTGGTCTGGCAGCTCTCACTGCTCCTTTCTCACTTCCAGCAGCCGCTGTGCTGTCTGGCACCACAATCGCAGGATCTGCACTCATGGGTGCGGGTGAAACTGCTATGGAGCAAGAAGAGAAAACCGGACAATACGACAGCGCAGTTGCAAGCGGAGTGGGTGTCCTCATAGGCATCCTTGACCGTTTTGGCGCTGGCAAAGTCATCCCAAAGTCAAAACTGGCCAATATGACTGGTGAGCAAGTCGTTGAGGAGCTGATCAAGAAAGGCAAACCCAACGCTGCCGCAGCTATCGGTAGACGCATCGCTGGCTCCACAGTAGGAGAGGCAGGAACTGAACTGTCTCAAGAAGCTGCAATCGTAGGATCAACAGCCGCAATGGGTGGCGAATACACCCCAGACGAGCTGATTGACCGTGCGATTGATACAGCAGCAATCGGCGGCACTATCGGTGGTGGAACAAGAACAGCAATCGAAACTGGTGCAGGCATTGGCAGAGGTGTGCGTTCAGCTCTTCCTGGTGGATACACTCCAACAGACCCAGAAGCAGCCGCAGACGTAGCGCAACGCATCCAGCAAGCAGCAGAAGAGAACGACTTCGACGTCAACAATGTTTCCAATGCCACTGATGCAAAAGGCGCAAGAGCAGCCGTGGATCTGGTTCACACCCGTCTCGTCAGTGACATCGACCAGACAATGGGCGACATCAAGAATGAGCTGAAACCCAAAGATTCAGACAGCGACCAAGTCAGAGCTGACAAGGCGGCAGTCACCAGAGCAAGAAAACAGGCCAGAACCAAGACCAAAACAGTAGTCGGGAAAGCCGAAATGGAGGCAACCCAACGTCTACTTGGTGCCTCTGCTGAAGGTCAGCAGCTCGTCAGGCTGTTCAGACAGTCAAATGAGCTGACCGAACTCCACAACCGTGGATATGTCGGCGGTCTGTCCCAATTCACAGACGCACTCTCCCCACTCCCAACGAATACTGGCTACAGCAACCGCGCCTTGATCGAATTGCCCACTCGTTTGGGTCTATCGGGAGCCGCGGCAGGAGTGACAGGTGGTGCATCTATCCCAGCCCAGTTGGGAGCTGTCGCTGCCGGAAGAACAATCGACAAAGTCACAGGTCGCCGCAGTAATGTGGCGAAATTCCTCCGTGATCAACAGCAACAAGGCACTCAGCAGCCAACCGCACCTAGCCTCAGAGCCGGAAGAGCGTTGGCAGAAGCCGAAGAACAGCAGCGAAAGCTGACAGAGAGGCAAAACAGACAGGCTGAGGTCAGAGCGAACACACGTGCGGGTGCGGCGCCCACTCCTGGCTCAGTCCAAGATACCGTTGAACAAGCCACAGGCTTGGATAGACGTGGTGTAGCCGACATCTTGAACATTATGGAACGCATTGGCGTCTCACCAACGATGCAGAAGACCATCAACGAGTATCGCATCAGCGTAGACCGTGGTGGACGCATCTCAAATGACATGCTTTCGCCTTTAATCCAGCGGATCAACGTGGTCGTGGACACTGATCCACGTCTCCAACAGAAAATGGTCCGTGAACGGGTCAGAGATGACAGCCCAGAGCCACAAAACCGTGATCAAGCCCGTGAAAAGGGCAAGGCCGACAATCAAAAGGTGCTCAACAGAGAACGCAGAGCCATCAACGACGATAATTCCATCCCCCTGATGGACAAAGCCATTCTCCAGAACGCTTTGACCGAATTGGGAACGAACTTGGGGCCACGCCCCCTCGAAGCTGCCCTAGAAATCGTTGCAAAAGCTGAACAGCGGCTCAGACAGCCAGAATTGGCTGAAAAACACCTGTTGCCATACGTCGAACGTATCGCACGACAACAAAGGAACAAAACCAATGCCGCAGCAGCGTAAAGCGAGGGCAAAGTCACCTTCGAAGGTTGGGCAAGGTAAGGCTCCTCACAAAGCACCAAAGAAAAACTACTTTGCGACACTCATGGAAACACCTGAGGGCCGTGAACTCAGACGACAGTGGTCAACCAAGCCACGTAAAAATGCCGGTAGACCAAAAGGTGTGCCGGACGGATTTAGAAAGCATCAGATCGAACCCATACGTGATGCAGCAAAGAAGGAAGCAAAAAAGGCGGTTAAAATAATGGCAGAAAAATTCAACATTGAGGACGAGTACGCAAAGCAGGCACTAGAAGCCGCTGTGGAAATCGTCCAAGTACCCGGAGAAACACGGGAAAGGCTTGCGGCAGCTCGCCTTGTCCTTGACTTCACCCGTTCCAAACCCGTCAGCAAATCAGAAGTCTCAATCGGCAAGGCTGAAGAGTTTCTGAGCAGTCTGTTGGAAGAAGATGGACAAGAGACTCCAGAAAGTTCGTAAGCGCCTTTTTGAAGACTTCCGTTTCTACTCTAAATCAGCCTTGAAGATACGCACGAAGGATGGAGCCATCGCTCCGCTGGAACTCAATCCGGCCCAACAGATCCTTGATGAAGCAGTAACCAAGCAAATGGAGAGTGAGGGCAAGGTTCGTGTCATCATTCTCAAAGCTCGCCAGCAGGGTCTCAGCACCTACACAGGCGGCTACCTTTACCACTCCGTCTCCCAACAAAAAGCGAAGAAAGCGATGGTGATCACACATCATAGTGATAGCACCAGAGCATTGTTCGACATGACCAAGAGGTTTCATGAAAACTGTCCCGAAATACTTAGGCCGCACACAAAATACTCAAGCAGACGAGAGTTGTCGTTCGATGTTCTTGACTCAAGTTACGTTGTGGCGACAGCAGGCGGCGACAGCGTTGGACGCGGTGAAACGCTTACTCACGTTCACGCCTCGGAACTAGCCTTCTGGCCGAAAAGCACGGCGCTAGAGATATGGAACGGCCTGACACAGGCAATCCCGAACACAAAAGGCACAGCCATCTTCGTTGAATCGACGGCAAATGGCGTCACCGGCATCTATCACGACCTCTGGCGTGGTGCAGTGGACGGGACAAATGGGTTCGTTCCAGTCTTCATTCCATGGTTCTGTGACCCAGAATACCGTGAGGATGTGCCTGACAACTTTGAACGCACGCCCGAAGAAGACGACCTCGTTGAGCAATACGACCTTGATGACAGTCAGCTCATGTTCCGCAGACGCAAGATCGCCCAAAACGGCATCGATTTGTTTCGGCAGGAATACCCAGCAGAACCCGAAGAAGCCTTCCTCACCACTGGACGACCTGTCTTCAATCCTGAGCAGCTTCAAAGCTGCCTCAAGACAGCCAGAGATGTGAAGGAACGTCTGGCATTGGAGAATGATGAGTTCGTTCACAACAGGCGAGGGGAGCTGACTACCTACATCCCCCACAACCCAGGAGAAACCTATGTGGTTGGCGCAGATAGCTCTATGGGCGTCCGAAACGGAGACTATTCAGTCGCGCAAGTCTTGGACAGCAAGAAACGGCAAGTCGCAACGTGGCGAGGCCACGTCCATCCTGATTTCTTTGCTGAGATCCTGTATGCGCTTGGGGAATATTACAACGAAGCGTTCATAATCGTTGAAAACAACTCACACGGCATCCTGACATGCACACGGCTGGGCAAAGACTTTGCTTACAGCAACATGTACTTGGAGACCCAAGTCGATAAGCTGACAGACAGAGAAACGGTCAAGCTGGGTTTCACCACCACGGCAAAAACTAAACCTCTCATCATCGATCAGCTCCGTGCATCAATGCGCGAGGGTGAGCTGGAACTCAACGACCTCACAACAATCAGGGAAATGCTGACCTACATCGTCACCGAAACTGGTGCGATGGAGGCTGAAGCGAACTGCCATGACGATTGTGTCATGGCCTTGGCCCTAGCAAATCACGTCCATGAGGGTGCGTGGGAGCCAACCGAAATCCCAGACGACCTCTATATTGAAATGGTGTAACCGAATGAAAACAGACTATCGCAAGCTCGACGATGCTGAAATCGTCAAGCTGGTTGAGGACAATATCAAAACCTCAGTCGGTTACTACGACAGCCAGCTATCACGTGAACGTAAGAAGGTCCAAGACTACTATCAGGCACGGCTGCCACGACCAGCGCACGATGGAAACTCCAAGTTCGTTTCCCAAGATGTCTACAATGCAGTGCAATCGATGCAAGCTGCGCTATTGGAAACCTTTTCCGCTGGCAATCGGATCGTCAAATTCGCTCCACAAGGTCCAGAGGATGTGCAAACGGCAGCTATATGCTCCGCTTATACCGATTACGTCCTCTTCAGACAGAACGATGGTTTCGACATATTTTCCACTGTGATCCATGACGGCCTGATGGCCAGAGTGGGCTGCACGAAGGTATTCTGGAGCGAAAGCGAGGAAGTTGACGAGGAAGAGTTCACAGCCATCACCCAAGACCAGCTTGATATGCTGCTGGCACAGGATGAAATCGAACTGATCGACAGCAAGACTGACGACATGGGTATGGTTTCCGGCACGATTGGTGTCAGGCGAGACACGTCACAGGTTGTCATCGAAGCAATCCCACCAGAGGAGCTGGTCGTTGAGGCACAATGCAAAAGCCTTGAGGACAGCAACTTTGTCGCCCACAGAACCCACAAAACTTTGTCGGAGCTGCGGGAAATGTATCCAGACTCAGACAAGCTGGATGACATAGGTGATCACGAAGATGTGACACTGGAAACCGACCCCGAAATCTTAGCCAGACATGATGGCATCAGCGAGAATAGAGGCTTTAACAGCCACGGATACCAAGACCAAGTCCGCAATATTCTCTGCTACGAAGCCTATATCATGATGGATGTGGAAGGCACTGGCGTTGCTACGCTTCACCGTGTTGTGAAGGCCGGAAACGCACTGTTGGACATCGAGGAAGTGGACAGACGGCCTTTTGTCACCTTCGTTCCTCTGCCAATACCTCACGCTTTCTATGGATCAAACTTTGCGGAGAAACTGTGCGCGACACAAAACGCCCGAACTATCCTGACCCGATCAATCCTAGATCACGCCATGATCACCAACAATCCAAGATACATGGTCGTCAAAGGTGGTCTCACAAATCCAAGAGAGCTGATCGACAACAGAGTGGGTGGCCTAGTCAACGTGTCCAGACCGGACGCAATCAGCCCAATGCCACAAGCACCATTGAACCCATTCGTCTTTCAGACATTGGATGCGCTGAGTGAGGATCAGGAGCAGAACACTGGCATTTCATCGCTAAACACTGGTCTGAACAAGGATGCGGTATCAAAGCAAAACTCTGCCGCACTGGTAGAGCAGCTCGCCACTATGGGGCAGCAACGACAAAAGATAATAGCCAGACATTTCGCTCAATTCGTCAAATCGCTATTCCACGAAATCTACTCGCTGGTGGTTGCTAATGAGAGCCAACAGAAGATCGTGGAGATTTCTGGTGCATACGTAGAGGTGGACCCCGCTTCTTGGAAAGAGAAGAGGGACGTCATGGTTGAGCTGAAACTTGGCTATGGCGAACAAGACCGTGAGGCACAGAAGATGTTGTCTCTGCACTCCCTGTTCAGCCAAGACCCAGCCATTCAGCCGATGTACGGCATGAACAACAGATTTGCGATGCTGAAGAAGATTCTGGAACAGCAGGGCATCCTCAATGTTGAGGAGTTCCTGACACCACCAGAGCAGATCCCTCCACCACAGCCAGATCCTGCCCAGGAAATGCAGGCACAGATGGCTATGAAGCAGATGGAGCTGCAAGAGCGTCAGACAGCAGTCGCAGAGATGAACGCCAGCACCAACGCACAATCGACAATCGCAAAGATTGAGATTGATCGCGCGAAGGCTGAGGCATCTCACGCACTACAGTCGGACAACATGGATCTCAAGGAATCCCAGTTCGTCCACAAGCAGCGCATCGATGAAGCCGAACTTGAGGTTCTGCGTAATTCAGAGGATGTGCGGGGCATAGCCAGCCCGACTGGATAACAAAAAAGAGGCCGCCTTGCGAAGCGGCCCCTTCAAGGGAGAGACGGGGGCGGCTGAAACCCCCATTTCCATGCGTAAGAGTATGATTCAAGTGTGAATCGTAACTCACTGAACTGACTCGCAATTCCCGTGCCAAATCACGGAACCTCAACCAATTGAATCAATGATTCAAATGCGGGTCATAACACCATGTAAAACATGGAAAATTTTACTCTAAGGAGAGCAAATGGAAGAACAAGAAGACAAACTCGTGCAAATGGGCGACGACGCTGAACAACTACTCAGCAGCGAAGCCTTCACGAACACGATCAATTCACTGGTAGACGCCCAGTTCCAGACTTTCGGCAACACGAAACCGGAAGATTGGGACAAACGCGAGATGGCCTACCACCACTACCGTGCCCTGATTGACATCGTCAGCACCCTACAGCAGCGGGTCGCAATCAAAGACGAAATCGTCACCAAGGCCGATGATGACAACAATCAAGAGGAAGAAGAATAGCACCATGAACAACGTGCAGAACGAAACCTCAACCACAGAGCCACGTATTCTCGACATGAGCAACGTGGAAGACGCCATCTTGGCGCGTTGGGAAGACGCTGAGGAAACTCAGCCATCAGAAGACGACAGCGAAGAGGCAACCTCAGAAATCGAAGAAGAGACTGTCGATGACGAGGGCGAAGAGGAACTAGACCCAGATGAACTTGAAGAGGCAGATGAAGACCCCGAAGAAAGCGAAGAAGCTGAAAGTGATGAGGACGAGGACGAAAGTGAAGATGACGATCCAGTTGTGGATGATGACACTGAAGTCGAAATTCTCGTCGATGGCGAAACGCATCGGGCATCTATCAAAAGTCTCAAGAGATTGTTCGGGGTTGAGAAGAGCCTCACACGCAAGTCTCAAGAAGTCGCCAAACAGCGCAAGGAAGCTGACAACGCAATTCAAAAGAACCAAGTGGTTTTTGATCGATTGCTTCAACAAGCTCAGGAACGATACAAGCCGTATCAAGACGTTGATATGCTCGTTGCATCCAAGTCGATGTCTGCGGAAGATTTTGCTCAACTACGCAAAGAAGCTGCGGAAGCCTACAAGGACGTGCAATTCCTGACCGAAGAAGCTGATAGCTATTTCGGGGAACTCCAAGCACAGCAACAGACAGCCATGAAAGAAGCTGCCAAGGAATGTGTGAAGGTTCTCAACGAACAGATCCCTGAGTGGTCCAATGAGATGTACAGCGACATCAGGTCGTATGCCATTTCACAAGGATTACCCGAAGAACAGGTGAACCAGTACGTTGACCCTGTAGTGATACAGATACTCAACAAGGCACGTTTGTTCGACGAGGGTCGCAAAGTAGCAACCGTGAAGAAAAAACAGACAGCCAAGAAGAAAGTGCTGCGTTCGAAGAAAGCGCCGCCGAACGAGGTTGTCAGGAAGCAAGCAGCGAACGCCAAAGCGCGTGAGAAGATGCGAGCCTCCAAAGACTTGGACGATATTGCGGATGTCCTCCTTTCACGCTGGGAAGCATAGAAACCCAACGCTAATAGAGAGGAATAAATCCCATGAGCGTATTTTCCACTTACGACCAGGTGGGTAAAGCTGAGGACGTGTCTGACGTAATTACAGACATTTCGCCAACCGATACCCCAATGGTCACACTGATTAAGCCGCAGAAAGTTTCTGCGCGGGTCTACGAATATCAGACCGACAGCCTTGCAGCAGCCGCTGACAACAAGGCCATCGAGGGTGCAGACGCATCAATGGCAACGCTTACAGCGACAACCATGATCACTGGCAACACCCAGATCCTGACCAAAGCCTCAACCTTGAGGGCCGCAGCGTAGCAATGCGTTGACGAAAACCGTGTGAACTCAGGGAAACCCCTAACGAAACAGACGAGGGCAATCCTGAGCCAAGCCGCGAAAGCGGAAGGTGCAACGACTATCCAGCAATGGAGTAGGGCCAAGTGGTCCGAAGCGCACGGCATCCCCAGTGGATGATGATATAGTCTGCTCTCACAGGAAACTGTGAGCTGCCGAAAGGCGGTCTGTAGCTAACGAAAACAGGCGAACATACTTAGGTCATGGTGTCAGCCACAGCCGATGTCATAAAAACATACGGCCGTGCAAAGGAAACTGCGTTGAATTTGGTAGCGTAGTATAAACCCTGTGAATTGCTGGGAAACCCTAAGGGGCAATCAGCAGCCAAGCCGTGAAAGCGGAAGGTTCAGAGACTATCCGACAGGAGTACACTCAAGTGAGTGGAAGCGCAGGGGTCTGCAACCCGCAGACATGATATAGTCCGATCTGATGGGCATAACCATCAGCAGCCGAAAGGCGATTTGAGCATAACGACCTCAAATGAACATGAATGACCAACTTGGTCGCGCGTTGAAAGAAATCAAGCGTGATCTGGAATTTGCGTATGTCGGTCAAGACAACGCAGCCGTAACCGGCAACGACTCAAACACAGCACGTGAAATGGACTCAGCCACGCAGCTCATCCACTCAAGTGTGTCTGTTGATGCCGGTTCCAACTCAACCGATGCGATGACAGAAGCAAAACTTCTGGATGTCCATCAGGCTCTGTACGCAGCCGGAGGTGACCCTTCGATCCTGATGATCAAACCAGCCGATTCAGAAATCGTCGCTGGCTTTACTGGTTCAGCAGGACGGACACGAAACTTCAACGATGAAACCAAGACGCTGACCAATGTGGTTGACATCATGGTGAACCCATACGGCACGTTGAAGGTTGTCCTCAACCGTCACCAGCTTACCACCCACGCCTTCTTGCTTGACCCCACAATGTGGCGGTCTGCCGTACTGCGTCCGTTCTCACGGACACTGTTGGCCAAGAACGGTGACTCTGACCGCCATTTCGTGGTCGGGGAATACGGCCTCATGCACCTGAATCCAAAAGCATCAGGCATGTTGACCGGCCTTTCCTAAGGCCGTGAACTGATAGGAGTGGGGGGAGCAACAGCTTGGTTTGCTCTCCTTACAAGCTGCCCCTCACATCCTTCATCTAATCCCATCAAGGAGAAATGAATGACTGACAAGGTCAACCTTGTCGGCGTCAGTACCGACTATGGTGCAGACGCTGACGGTGTCTTTCGACACCACACCCAAGAAATTCCGACTTCCTTCCTCGACACCCTCAAAGAACAGCGAAACGAAAGCACGAAAACCCGTGAAGGCGACTTCATGCGCGTGGCTTCCATTCCGACTGTGATCGTCGAGAAGTGGATGCGTGAGGGGTTCAACATCATGGATGGCGAACACTCCGCAGCAGAAATCGTCAAAAGGCTCAAGGCCGAAAACCTCGATGCCTTCCTTACCACGGAGAAACAAGTCTGATGGCTACCGGCAAAAAGTTCAGCAAGAAGGTCAAGACCGCCTCAGGTCGGACCAAAACTGTGCGCTACGGCGCCAAGGGTTACAGCATCGCACCCAGCACCAAGCGTGGCGACAGTTACTGCGCCAGATCAGCCGGTCAAATGAAGAAACACCCCAAAGCCGCAAAAGACCCCAACTCACCTCTGCGTCTGTCTCGCAAGAAATGGAAATGCAGCGGTTCGAAATCACGCAGGAGCAAATGAAATGCCATACGTCATGGGCAAAAAGTACCCCTACACGAAAGCCGGAAAGAAGAAAGCTGCCGCCGCTAAGAAAAAGGCGATGACCCGCAAGAAGGGACGCAAATCATGAGGAAACCAAAACGTGGCCTCTACGCCAATATCCACGCCAAGAAGAAGAGGATCGCGGCTGGTTCGGGTGAGAAAATGCGTAAGCCAGGAACAAAGGGTGCGCCAACAGCCGCTGCGTTTCGCGCGTCTGCAAAGACGGCGAAACCGAAGAAAAAACGAAAGAGCAGGGCATAGATCATGAATTATGGCGACCTCAAATCACACTTCAACGACCTTCTCAACAGGTCGGATATCACCACAGCGTTGACCACTCGCTTCATTGATCAAGGGATCGCCAGAATACAACGTCAACTCAGGATTCCAGCGAACGAGAAAGTCCAGACTTACACACTGTCTGCTCAGACATCCACGATCACCGTTCCTACAGACTTTCTTGAAATCATCTCGCTGTACCACACCAGCAACGAGCTGGAACGTGTGTCGATGAGACGGTTCAGAGAATTGTCAGCGAATGTGTACACCGGCAAGCCCCAGTATTTTTGCCGGCAGCAGGAGAAACTTCAAATCTACCCAGAGCCAACCTCTGGTGACCTCGTCCTCTACTATTACGGCGAGTTTCCGACCATGACCGCTGACAGTGACGAAAACGTCCTAGCGCAGATTGCGCCAGATTTGATCATTTACTCCGGCCTCACATACAGCGCCGACTATTACCTTGATGAACGTGCGGAGCTGTTTGAGCAGAAGTATCAAACATTCCTGACTGAGCTTCAGGAACAAGCGAATGATCAAGAGCTTCAGGGCGGCACTCAAGCCATCCTTCCAGCCTACAGCTACCAGGGAGAATAATGATGAGCAAATCAGGCTTCTTCCAGACATCCGGCTCAACAGCATCTGCTCAGAACACAATCCAAGGTTCTGTCGACGCAGCAGCTGCTTCGGCCACAGCAGCAGCCTCTAGCGAAACCGATGCACAAACTGCACAGTCAGCAGCTGAAGCTGCTCGTGACGCCGCGCAAACAGCCCAGACAGCAAGCGAAAGCGCAAGAGACACCTCAGTTTCTTCAGCATCAGCTGCCTCGACCAGCGCAGCAACTGCGGCATCATCGGTCGACACCAAATTCGCTGCAATCACAACGACCACAACAACCGGCAGCGCAGGGTCTAACGCAGCTGTCAGCTACAACACGGGCAACACCCGCTTCGACTTCACCGTCCCAGCTGGTGCGACTGGCCCGACCGGACCCACCGGACCCACCGGACCTACTGGTTCGCAAGGCAACACAGGAAATACAGGAGCCACAGGACAGACTGGGCCAACAGGACCAACAGGACCCACTGGACTAACAGGACCAGCAAGCACAGTCGCCGGACCAACAGGCCCGACCGGACCCACAGGGCCAACTGGACCAACTGGGCCAGCAAGCACAGTCGCCGGACCAACAGGGCCAACTGGAGCAACAGGGCCAACAGGACCGACCGGAGCCACAGGACCAACAGGACCAGCCGACACATCGGCATTGGCCTTCGCTATAGCATTAGGATGACCACACAATGGCAAACGCATTTAAGAATAAGACGAGCAGGGGGATTGGTACTGCCCTGACTGCCATTGGCAGCTACACAGTACCCTCATCAACAGAGACGACGGTCATTGGTTTGACCATAGCAAACACGACCTCCAGCCAAATCACAGTCGATGTAACGCTGAATGATGGTTCGAACGACACCTTCATCGTTGACGAAGCCCCTATCCCAGTCGGCTCAAGCCTCGTGGTGATCGGCGGTGACCAGAAGGTCGTCCTAGAACCAACGCACAGCATCAAGGTCAAATCATCAGCCTCAAGCAGCTGCGACGTGGTCATGAGTATCTTGGAGATTACATAGGATGGGAACTTACATCGGAGTTGACGTCGATACCGTAGGACCAACCGGACCAACCGGACCTACAGGACCGACTGGGCCAACAGGCCCTACAGGAGCGGCTGGTGCGGACAGCACCGTTGCTGGACCGACAGGGCCAACTGGAGCCGCAGGTCCCACCGGACCAACAGGACCAGCCGGTGCTGATGGAAACGACGGTGCGACTGGCCCTACAGGACCCACCGGACCGACAGGGCCTACCGGCCCGACTGGTGCTGACAGTACCGTTGCTGGCCCAACAGGACCAACCGGACCACAAGGACCCGCAGGACCAACAGGACCAGCCGGTGCTGATGGAAACGATGGCGGCACAGGACCAACCGGACCAACTGGCCCACAAGGCCCTGCTGGAAACAACGGTGGAACAGGTCCAACAGGACCCACGGGTCCGACAGGGCCGACTGGTCCATCAGGACCGACAGCAGGAAACATCAACGGCAATCTGGTTCTCTACTCCGAAGGCTCAAACAGCCACCGTGTGAATGTAAGGCAGGGATCAGCGAAGGTTTGGCACAGCTATGTTGGCACAGGAACTGTAAGCACAAATGACAGCTACAATGTCTCAGCATTAGCCGATCTTGGCACGGGTCATTATCGCACCAGCTTTATCAACAGCACCCAAAATGCAGGCTACAGCGTAACAACTTCCGCTAATTTCAATGACTCGCAATGTGATATCGCTGGGGTTGTAAGCAGAGCAACGACAAGTTGTAACACTGATTGTATGCACGACGATGGTGGCGCACGGGACATGGCGGATGTCTATCTGACATTGCACGGAGACTTGGCATAATGACTAGCTACATAGGACCTCAATTCAAGATCGTCGGACCAACTGGCCCAACAGGACCCACAGGACCAACCGGATCACAAGGACCAACTGGTGCAACTGGCCCAGCTGGTGCTGACAGTACAGTCGCAGGACCTACTGGCCCGACTGGACCCACAGGACCCACCGGACCTGCTGGTGCAGACGGAAACGATGGTGGAACCGGCCCAACAGGACCTACTGGTCCGACAGGACCCACAGGACCGACAGGCGCAGACAGCACGGTTGCAGGACCAACCGGACCTACCGGCTCTACAGGACCGACTGGCCCTACGGGTCCGACTGGCCCAACGGGCAATCCATTCGGTGGTGGCACTTTTACTGGTGATGTAACCTTCTCAAGCAATGTAGGCATCGGCACTGCGTCACCAAGCAAACTAATGCACCTTTATGCTGGGAACGATTCAGCCTCTGTGCGTTTGGAAAATACAGCCAACAGTAAAGTTTGGGAAATCACCCCTGCAAATCCGGGCGTGGCTAACTCAGGGCTTAGTATCTATAACGTGACAGATGACGTTAGTGCGCTGCACGTTGACAACAGCAACAACCTGCTGGTTGGTCAATCGTCACAAAGCGTTCCGGGTTTCAGCAATAATACCGTAGGTCATTCAATCAGAGCAAATGGTGACATATTTAGTTCGTGTAGTGCCGGCACTGCAATGTACGCAAATCGGAGTACAAATGATGGTGTTGTTGTTTCTTTCAGGCGTCAAGGAAATGGTGTCGGAAGTGTATCGGTAACGTCATCTGGGGCAACCTACAACACCACCTCAGACATACGCCTCAAGCAAGACATCGAACCACTGCAAGCAACCGACAAGCTGATGCAGATGAACCCTGTTAGCTACAACTGGAAGCTGACCCTGACGGCCCACGGTCTATGGGCTTCATCGCTCAAGAAATGGCTGATGTCATGCCAGAGGCTGTGTCCACTGCTGATGATGACATGATGTCTATGGACTACGGACGCATCACACCAATTCTGGTGTCGGCACTGCAAGATGCTCACAGGAAAATCGAACAACTAGAACAGCGACTAGCTGAGATGGAGGCTGGTAATGTCTAACACATTAGCACCCGCAGCAGTGAATCATGTGATGAGTGGCAGTGCGAAGGCTCGTGCTAGTTACGCAGGTTCTGGCACTAGCTTTAATTCTAGCTTTAATTGCAGTTCAGCCGCAGATAACGGTTCTGGCAAGTACACTGTAAATCTAAGCAACGCATTAAGTTCAACAGGCCAGATGACACCGATTGCGAGCTGCAATGTCAACGGCCTCTCCAGCACCACGGCCACAACAACAATAGTTGTTTCAACATCAGCTTACCAAACAGTCACAAGCAATGACCAAGGCTCATTCACAGATGCGGCTGGTGTGTTTTCGGCATTGATGGGAGACTTGGCATAATGACCAAGCTAATAGACCGTATCGACTGGGCCAAAAGCAACCTCAAGCCACACCGCACTGAATATGTGGTCGTCTACGAAGACGTGGACATGGACTGTGCTGCTGTCTTGCACCCAGACCCGAACTGCATGGCGGCTCTGATGCACGGCGGTATCATGCCTCCAGCATGGGTAAAGCTGCAACTCAAGGAAGATGAGCAGCGGCCAGACTTTACCAGCCACCATGACTTCAACGGCCATTTGTTACACGAAACGGAGCCGATGGGTCCTTTGACCGAAGAGCAAGCCATCGAGTGGCTCGTTCAAGTCGATATCCCAAGACATATTTGGGAAACATGGAACGACGGCAATCAGCCAAAGATGGTGATCTGTCGCAAATCACAGCTGCCACCCACAAGAGAGTGGCGCAATGCTTGGCGCATAGCCGCATAAAGAGACCGGAGAAAACACAATGACCACGACCTATGTCATCGACAAAGATGGAAACAGCGCAGATGCGTCTTCTGTCACACTACCGTCTGACAGGCACTTCCGAGATGCTTGGAGCCTCTCAGGTGACGTAATCAGCGAGGACCTTGCTATCAGCAAGACGATCATGCAGGACGAAATCAGACGGGCAAGGACACCGCTGCTTGAGGCACTCGACACCGACTACATGAAGGCTTTAGAAACATCCGCAGACACCACAAGCATCGTGGCGTCTAAACAGGCACTGCGTGACGCCCCGGCTGAACAGGCCATCGCTGATGCAACCACAATTGATGAACTGAAGGCAGCTTGGCCAAGTTGCTGTGGAGACAGTCCATATGCGTGATCTTTATCAACTCTGGTCCGGCGGTCTGTCGGATGAACAGGTTGAGAATATCATATCGACTGGAGAGCAATACGAGCCACAGGACGCAACGATCTTCTCGTCAAGCGAAGCCAAGACCGATATCCGCAGCAGCGTTGTCCGATGGTTACCTGATCAGTGGGTGAGGGACCTCCTGTTTGAGTACATCAAGCAAGCCAACACCAATGCTTTTGGCGTGGATGTCGAGAACCAAGCCGAAATTCAGTTCACCGAATATCACGCAACAGAGGGTGGTCACTACGACTGGCATCATGACATCAACTGGAACGGCTCGACCAACTCAGACAGGAAACTGTCGATCACGGTCCAACTCAGTGACCCCTCAGAATACGAGGGTGGAGACTTTGAGTTCGACGAGGTCAGCACCAACGCTGACTTCAAGTCGAAAGGCACTGTCCTGGTCTTCCCTAGCTACCTTAGACACAGGGTGCTGCCGATTACATCCGGCACACGCAAATCATTGGTCGCTTGGTTCTTTGGGCCAAGGTGGAGATAACAATGGACACGGAATCAAAACTTGAGGCGCACGAACGGGAGTGCGCCATTCGTTACCAGACAGTCCAAGAGAAACTGGACGGTCTGGACAAGCGCCTCTGGCGCCTTGAGGCCATGCTCATGGCGTCAACCCTCACAATAGTGGCAGCTTCTGTGGGTCTCTTCATGAAATGACCCAGTTCGTCTTTGCTCTCGTCACGATGATGGGGCAACAGACGATATCGACAGAATACTTTGAGTCCATCGATGTCTGCCTCTGGTACTCAAGCCGCATCAATTCCCAACATTCCCACCACAACCACTATCACCAACATTCAGATCCCACTGATCAACTTCATGCTCAGTGCCGTCCCACGCGCGTCAATCCTGACGCTGTCACGATTTACTACAAATGAGGAGCCGCCATGCTTGCTGAACTTGCCGCGGCAAATGCTGCGTTTGGAATCATAAAGTCCACGCTGACTCACTCTGGCGACATCCTAAAGGCTGGCAAAGCAATCTCAGAGTTTGTGTCTGCCAAGGACGCATTACAGAACAAGGCTCAGAAGAAAAAGAACAGCTTCTGGCACAAGGTGTCTGCGAAAGACGGAGATGACCTCGAAGAGTTCATGGCCCTTGAGCAGATCAAGCAGAACGAGCAGGCACTCAAGGAAGCGATGATCTATTGCGGCAGGGCCGGTCTCTGGCACGACTACGTGAAGTTTTGCGCTAAGGCCCGCAAGGACAGATCAGAGGCTGCTAAGGAACGCCAGAAGGCGAGGGACCAACTCAAGGAAAACATCCTGATGGCTCTCGCATGGACCGCCGGTCTGATAGCAGCGGCTGGGTCCGTCTTCCTACTCTCACTCATACTCAAGAAAGCCGCAGGAGGCTGATTTGATCAACTTACTCATTCCAGCCGTGACTGAGCTGGCATCTGGCTGGCTCAAAGGCAAAGCCGATGAAAAAGCAGCGGTCTCCCGCTCCAAGGTCGCTAAGGCTGAAGCTGAAGCCGAAGTCATGAAAACGGCAGCTACACACGACAGCAAGTGGGAACTGATCATGGCTCAGTCCACACAGAACAGCATCCGTGACGAGATAGTCACAATCGTGGTGCTGGTTCCGGTCTGTCTTGTGTTCATTCCTGGCATGGAGGACGTGGTCAAGGCTGGCTTTGATCGCCTGAACGAACTCCCTGAATGGTATCAGGGGCTGGTCTATGTGACCTGTCTGGCGGCACTGGGTCTCAAAGGCGTCGATAAGTTCAAGGGGAGGAAGTGATGGCTGAGGTCACAATGGAGAGGGTTCTCAAGTGGAAGCTGCTCCCCCGCCTGATGATGTTCTCAGTGATGGTCATGACCTATCAAACGACAACATGGATGATGACGCTGCCTGACCCGACCATGACTCAATCCGGTTTCTGTTCGGTTGTCTTTGGTTGCTTCAGCGCAACCTTCGCCGTCTGGCTCAATCACGAAAAATAGAACGTATGGAATGGTGGCAATTCTGGCTCATCACGATGGTTACGCTGAACACAGCGGTGAACCTTGGTCGTTGGTGGGCTGACAGTAAGAGAAAACGACATGAACAATAACTTCGACAAATGCCTTGAGATGCTCCTCGTCCACGAGGGTGGTTTCGTCAATCACCCAGACGACCCTGGTGGGATGACGAACCTTGGGATCACCAAGAAAACCTACGACGACTATTACGGCACAAACATCGATGAATGGGAGATGAGGCGGTTGGACCGCTCTCACGTCTCTTCAATCTACAAGGATCGATATTGGAACAAATGCAAATGCCATGAGCTGCCACACGGAGTCGATTGGGCGGTCTTCGACTGGGCGGTGAACTCAGGACCATCCAGAGCCGCAAAGGCTCTCCAGCGAGCTGTAGGAGCGTTTGAAGATGGGGCTATCGGCCCAAAGACCCTTGAGGCCGTCAAGGCATCGAACAGGGTCGATATCATAGAGTCGATGGCTAACGAAAGGGAGGCTTTCTATCGGTCTTTAAGTACCTTCGACACCTTCGGGAAGGGGTGGCTGAGGCGTAATCAGGAGACCATGGAACAGGCACTCAAGATGGGCTGAAATGAAATCACATGCCCTAAAAGTGGCCCAAAAGGGCAAAAGTGAGAGATCATCACTTGCCCTTTCCAGTGGTCATAAGTGACGACACGAAACCACCCGCAAACCCGCAGAAACACTCAAGAAAATAAAGTCATCGACACGTCAAAAAAGGGGTGGACACCGAATCCCTTTCGAGCTAATTAGGGGCATGTGACTGCACACCAAAGCAATCACATGACCTTAATCGGGTGCAAATCGACCAGAATACAACGGTTCGAGGGGCGCGTAGCTCAGTTGGTAGAGCAAGTGACTTTTAATCACTGCGGAGCTTTTTAGCTCACCAAATGAGAATAGTCATGTGATGTAAATGAAGTGCAGTCTTTAACCTAGAGTTGGAGACTCAACATGACTTATGAACAAAACGATCTTTTCGACTTCACACCGATTACCACCCAGTCTGCACCAGAGCCGGTCACACCGACACCTGTGGCAGCGCCTGCACCCGTTGCTGCGCCTAAGTTAAGACGCACACCGGAACAGTGGGACGAGGGTGGACTCTTGGCATTTGCTGAACGCTACGCTGCTGAGATGTGGCCCAGCGAGACACACCGTGGCCGTAGCATGAACCAGCTCAAGCGGTTTCTTGAGTTCGAAGGCATGGCGTCATTAAGTATCAGCGCGATACTTCCTATGGACGTCGATGATTTCGTGATTCAGCTTACGGAAGAGGGTAGTTCGGTCAGCACATGTAACCGATATGTCTCAACCATCTCAAAGGTTCTGAGGACAGCTCAGGCCAAACATATCATCAAGTCAGCACCACGATTGGCCTTTGGCGAAGAGCCGCAGGGCCGACCCCGTGTCTACACGAAAGAGGAACTAGACAACCTCAAGCAATTCTTCACCGACAATGGCGACCAATGGATGGCCGACATGGTGACAGTGGCAACGATGACCGGCATGAGGAAGACAGAAATCGTCAAGATGTGCAGTGGTCAGCTTATAGTTGACGAGGAAGTGAACTGGGTCATCATCCCCAGCACACATTCCAAGAACAAGAAGGAACGCACGGTGCCGCTGGCCATGTGCAAGGACGCCGTCATCCGCTTGATGATCAGCATCCCAGAGAAGTACACACACCGTAACTTCTATCGCCGCTGGGGTCTCGCCAAGCGCGAGTTTGCACGTAATGACCCCAACTTCGTCTTCCACGTTACACGCCACACAGCGGCTTCTGTGCTGGCTAATGACGTCAAGATGCCCACTGTCTTAATCATGAAGCAGCTTGGGCATATAAGCGAGGCGACTACCGCCAAGTACGTGAAGACCAAAGATGATGCCCTTGCCGGATTTCAGTCCGACATGGCACAGTACGTGTAAGGGGGGCGAGATGATGGACGCACAAGATTTCTACAAGCAACTTCTCGCTGACACTAATAATGCACCCAAGTCACACAAGCGTGAGTGGCGCCACAGTTCGTGGCACAATGACGCTACAGGCTCCATCCTATGTGAGGTGGATGGGGATACCGAAACCTATGTCCAGTTGTTCGCCTTTGACGACCTTGAGGTCATGGAGATGGAAGGGTTTTCCAACATCTATTCCATCACTGTCAGTAAGGGTGGTGAGGCTGCATACGCCTTCTATGAGAGCAACGATAGGGCAGAGGCTATTGAGGTGGCCAATCGCACTGTCGCTGAACTAGAGGCGATGGGTTTTGTCCACGATGGCGTCTGGATAACAGATCGCACCAAGTCACCATGTGGGCGCTTTGATTTGACCACTGAGGAGTCTGATGCTCTCTACGGCAAGGAAACCCAAGACGATTAGCGCCTAGCGCAACACACAGACCCACAAGGGGCTACCGATTGATTTCGGTGGCCCCTTTTTTTTCGTCTGGGCGCAATACCCACTCCTATAGACCAGCACCATCAAAACCCCAGCGTTTCTGCCGGTTTTAATCTGGGACCACCTATGGACCCCGACTGTATCGGCACGTCTGAGCAATCTGGGACCACCTATGGGCCACCTACCCCCCAGCAATCTGGGGCCACCTATGGTGCGTTGGGTTTCCCACTACCACGACAATAGAAAATGAGAGGAGAAACACATGGAATCATCGAACAGAGAAGCTCTAGTCAGAGCAAGCGTACAAGCGTTCAACGACGAAGCCGCTCAAGCCTATCTGAAGGCATTGACGGGTGGGGAAGGTAGTTGGAAACGCCATGAACCAAGGACAAACCTCAGCGACCTGCTGGGGTCTCATACCAATGACAATTTGCCTCTGGATACTCCGGTCCAACTGGACCTGTTTCCTGAGACGCTTAGTGAATAGGAGGACACAGACATGACTTTATCGACACAGACTACATCGAATCTCACCTTTGACCTTTTCCAGCAGCA